CCCACATTTCAGCGCGTTTATTACCCCACATAACGGAGTTCTTGGCCTTCCAGCCAAAATTAACGCCCCGCACCTTGTACCTCTGTTCTGTTAATCGGTCAAGGATGCCGTAGCCAAGCCCACCCTCGTCGATTATGGACAGCACCGGCTTGTATTCCTCAATAGCGTCGATCACCCGCCCTACGATGGTCATCGTGTCTTCGCCTTGGTAACGCTTGATTGCGATGATGTCGCGCCCCTGACGCACGACCAGTACAGTCGCGTCCGTCCCGCCGCGTGCAGGGTCGATGCCGAGTATGATAGGCGCGGTCATGTCCTTGTACCGTTCGCGCTTAACCGCGTCGGTTATGACATTCGGCGCGATGAACTGATCCTCGCCGGCAGATGGGAAATCACCATAGACCTCAATACGCGCTTGGGCTGAGTCTTCGCCGTACTCGGCGATGATCTGCTCGTAGACGGCCTTGTCGGTATCTTCCACATCGCGTGCGTCTACCTGTCTTGTTTTCCAGAAGTCACGTTTCGCGTGAAACGTCTCGAAGAAGTAGCCTGTGTTGCGTCGCGGGTTGGAGAACGCCAGCCAGTACCTGTCCAGGATATTCTCGGTAAAGAAGCCCGCGCCGACCGACCAGATCGAGTCAGGTATACCGCTCGCCTCGTCGAAGATCAGCATCATGCCGTCCATGTTGTGAACACCGGCATAACTGTCGGGGTTTTCGTCCGACCACAGCTTGCCTTCAGCCGCCCAGTAACGTGTACCCTTCTTGAGATCCCGTTCGACCAGTTCGCATATCCACTTGGCGGGCATGAGCTTGGTTGCGCTGATTTCCCACCAGTGCGCGTTGATGATCATCGCCGCCCACTTGGTCAACTCGCCCCAGGTTACAGAGCGCAACTGCGCTTCCGAGTTGGCGCTCACGATGATAGTCGAGCCGATGCGCGTCGATAGCATCCACAGGATCAGCCAACTGACCAGCGCCGACTTGCCAATACCGCGCCCTGAACTGACCGCCAACCTGAACGTCTCCATGTCCAGCTTGCCGTCGTTCCTCTTGATGTGATCCGACAGTTCGCGCAGGATCAAGCGTTGCCATTTGCGCGGCCCTTTGAACTTGGCCAAGGGCGTATTGGGTTGGCCCCACGGAAAGACGAACAACACGAACGCTTCAGGATCGTTCGCTAACTGCGGCGACCACAGGCGCGTCATCAGCACCTGCTCTTCTTGCGACTTATAAACCGGCAGTTGGGCCATTATCTTGGCCCGCGAGGTCTGCGTTGCGCCAAGATTTGCGCTGCTAATTGTTCAAGTTCGTTTATTGCGTCTTCGTCGTAACCTCTGTCTAGTAATTGTTGAGCCGCTTGCGCGGCAGGGAGGTTATTGCGCGCCTCTACATCACCAAAATTTTTTACCATCATTTGCCGAACTATGCTTTCTTCAAGAGGCACTTTTTTGCCCATCATAGCTATGCCTCGGTGCATAGACTCATGCACAGGGTTTGACGGCGTTCGTCCTGGTTGCGTCCATATCTGGTCTGTATCCGGCGCGTATGCGCCTGCAACATTAGCTGGTTTATTTTCAGGTGAAAACACCATTTTATTTACGTCAAAGCCCAAACTAGCCAACGCGGATCTGCGCGATGCCAACCATGCGGCGTATAAAGCGTTGCGCGTCTTGGGGTCTAATTGTTCCAGATTTGTAGGATAGGCTTCTGCGCGGCGTTTGTTGTTAATTAAAGAAGATATTAATTCGCCTCTGTTTACTTTATCTACCGCCATAGCCGTAGGCACTACGGTTGCGCGGGCGTTCGGGTTTGTCAGCATACCCGCATTTGGGTCGCCGTATGTAGGATCGTATTGTTGCGCCCACATAACTTCTTCGTTTGTCGGAAAGTCGGTACGTCTAGGAACGTCTGATGACCCAAACAGGTTGTTAAGCCAGTTTGATATACTTCCGTAATCAGAACGAAGCGCGTTACTCGCCATAGCTCAACTCCTTAGCCGGCATATGTTCAATGACACGGTTGGTCGCGTCTTGCAACGCTTGGGTGATGGAGATCTTCTGGTAGATATCGACTGATATTTCCTGCTTGGCCGACCATTCATGCCGGTGTTGCAGGATGGCGAGTGCGGCCTTGGCGTCGCCCTGCTGGGCTGCGTTGTGCAGCGCCCGGCTAGCCGTGATCTCGCTGTCAGCGCGGCCTTGCTTTTCTGCCAACTCGGCTACCGGATCCAGTTGGCACAGTTGCCGGTACTCCACCGGCATCAGCCCCGCAGCCAGTGCAAGCGAGTCACCCTTCAAGCCAAGATACGCGGCGTCGTAGATCGACCGTAGCCGCGCCTCTGTAGCTTTGATCTCTCTAGGCTCGTAATGAAATGATTTCATGCGGGGTTTTATAACAGGGTCAAATTTGGATTTCAATAAAAAATTTTTTGCAGGGGGTGCGTAGGATTTGACCGGTCGGCCACGGCCCTCCCCCCCCCTGCCTTGACCTTACGTAAGGTATGGCTGTCAAGCCTAACGTGGCCCAGATTGGGTCATCCACAGGTAAATGGGACAGAAGACCCAAAATGGGTCAAGCCTAACAGCAAGCGCCAAATAACCCGGCTTGTGCAATCCACAAGCAAACGGGTCACATGACCCAAAATGGGTTTATGCCGGCAGATTGGGTAATTGATTACACAATAAATTCTGTTATTTAAATTAATTAACATTTATTTGTGTATAATATTATGGAACTAAAATGCGCCTAATTTTTGACATGGCGTTTAAATCGATTTTAAGGGGCCTGCAACACGTTTTGTTATGCGTGTGTGTGATTGTGCCTAAAACTTATTGTTGCGGATTTTTGAATTTTCGCGGTTATTGTCAAATTGTCATATTGTCATGGGGTTTTAAGTCGGTGGCGCCCGACAGCTATACAGTCCATATATATATATAATTCAAATTTACTCTTTTTAACTTATTCATAACAATATAGCCAAAACCCTTGCTAGCACTCAAAAATCATTGCCTAAAATGTGACAATAAAAGAGACAATTCACGCAAAATACGTTTGACGACATAAAAGATTTTATGATACAAAAATGATAGGCAATCACGCCTAACAATTAGGGGTTCACAATGTGGAAATTCACTTTTGACGGAATTCAGGGTTTCGCGGAACGCTACAACGATACAGATGGCGTATATGTCAGGTGGTACGGAATGGGCTTTCACCTTATCGCCGCTAATGAGGATTTGAGATCGGCGATACTTTCACAAGAAAATAGGGGTTGAAAATGATAACCGTCGGATTAATCACGAAAGAAAAAACATTAGGTGATTTCATCTATGACGATTTTGATTGCCTATCTGAAGCAATCGAAAAAGCGCAATTAGTCATGCAACAGCACGCGCATGAACGCGCAACAATCGGCGAAGATCAAGTATTCGGATGGGCTCACGATTTCATCGTATATAATGACGACGAAATCATCTTTCCGAAATGACAATCTGATCACGCCCGCGTCATGCGCGGGCGTTTCCAGATTGCCAATAGTGACAATCGTTCTTGGGAGAGAACAATGATAAAAACAGCAAGTGAAATGCTTAAGGCGTTGAAACGCGGTCAATTTAGAGGCGTCATACTTTACGAAGGCGCAAGCGCAATTGACGGTCAACCAATCGTCGCGATTGCAAACCGTATCACGGACGCAAGCAATAACGTCAAAACGGGCGCAATGGTTCAAACTTTCATCATTCGCGCCGATAAATCACCTTTGGACGCGCTTAAGGATGGTTCGGATAAATCCGTTTGCGGAACGTGCATTCATCGCCCGCGCTTAGACGAATTGACCGGAAAAATTAAGCGGTCATGCTATGTCAATGTGTCCAAATCTGTCATGTCTGTATTCGGCGCATATATGCGTGGCCGATACGCACGGCCACACATTGACTATGATCCGGCAATTTTACCGGAACTATTCGCGGGATTAATTTTTAGAATAGGCGCATATGGCGACGGCGCCGCTGTTCCGTTTCAAGTTTGGCGTGCATGCACTCTAAAAGTAATTGCCAAAAACGGTTATACTCATCAATGGCGTGATCCGCGCTTTCAAGCATTTAAATTGCTTTGCATGGCGTCTGCCGATAGCGTTGCCGATCTAGAACAAGCGCACGCTATGGGTTGGCGTACGTTTCGGGTTCGTCATGCGAGCGAGGCGAAGCAAGCAAGCGAAGCAATTTGCCCTGCTAGCAAAGAGGCCGGATATAAGACGACGTGCGCAACTTGCCGCGCTTGTGGCGGCACAAGCGCAAAGGCCAAGGTGTCTATGGTCATTATGGCGCATGGCCCTACCGCGTCACACTTCGCGGCGTGATCGGTAACACATAAATTGCAAGCGCCCGATCCGGCGCTTGCCTAACCGCGCGCCGGGCTTCGCCAGGCGGGCTGCTTCCGCTTGTCTGTTTGACCGACGACCGACGACCGACCGACCGACGACCGATCGACCGGATCACGATTTGATCAAATTTGATCAAACTGGATCAGTTGGATCAGTTGGATCAGTTGGATCAGTTGGATCAGTTGGATCAAAATTTGATCACGTTAACCGTTCATTAAATTATTTGTAATAAACTTTAAAAATCGACATAAAAGGAGTTGATCATGTTAAAAGATTTTGTTACGGATATCATAGAAATTGCCTGCCTTGGCTGTTTCGTCACTGCTATCATTCTTTGGGGGTTATAATGTATCAGATCACGGAAATTACGGGTTATGGTTTGCGCGTGTGGGGCGATTGCCCGACGCATGACGCGGGTATTGCGTTTATCGGAAAGCGTTTCGGATGGGTTATTGCCGCTGAAGCGGACGAGAACGACGACGAGTGCTGTGACGTGATGACGGATCGTTTGCGTCAATTCACTATCGAGCCAATCAAAGAGGTGCAATCATGATTAACGACGCTTTTCCAGAATTTGACATGGCGACACTTCCATTCATCCCGAAAGATTGGATGGACATTTCATGGCGCAATGATGTTTGCCCTTCATGGCAGTCAAACGGCTATCAAATATTCGTTAACTTCGCGAACCCCGATGACCGCGAGTATTCGGGCGGTTTTCGGTTTTCGGTATTCGACATGACGACAAGCGAATTCTATTTATCAACCGACGATTGGAACGAAGTATTAACCTTTGTTGACTAGCTTGCAGTCCGGCGGTCATGCCGCCGGATCACAAGCTAGCCGATAGGCGGCTAGTGTCATTGAGAGGGGTCTACCATGTACAATATCAATGCACGTTTACTTAAGGCGGTTGCGGTTGCAATGTCGAAAGAGGAAACACGTTACTATTTGTGCGGTGTTTCATTTACCGTCAAAAATAATTGGGCGATGCTGCGCGCTACCGACGGTCACCGGCTGATACTCGCCCGGCAGCCCTGCGCCGGCGATGCTTGTGACGTGATTATCCCGCGTACGCTGATTGACAAGATTAAGCTCGCCCGGAAGGCGACGCCTGAATTGACCGTTACGATTACCGGCGGCATGGTATCGCTGGCCTATGCCGGCGAGACATTCGGTGGCGCTTTAGTTGACGGGGCATTCCCGAACACTGCGCGCATCGTGCAAGGTGCGAAGTCTGATATCGGCGAAGTAGCGCAGTTCAACCCGGACTATATTGTCGACTTCAAAAGAGCGGCTGAGATCATGCAGGACGGTTCACCGGATCCGGTTGTCTATCACAATGGTAACAGCCCGGCGCTGGTGCGTATCGGATCACAAGAAGACATATTCGGCGTCGTCATGCCGTACCGTATCGGGCAGGATTTAAAATCAGCGCCCAGCATTGCTTGGGCTTGTTAGTAGGGGGCTATCATGGGACGCTATGACAAGGTTGATTACTACGTCGCGGTGATCGAAGACGATTTCGCGGATGATACGGTCGAAGACAATTTCGCCGATGCCGAGATGGTTTACGACCACTGGTGCAAGACGCATCCAGAGGCGCGGGTTTACATATTACGCATGGATTCGGGAAGGATCACAGATGAACGAGCTGCAACAGCATTATAAGGCGGTCAGGGCGAGGCTATGGGCGGGCGCTATACCTAACGTCCCGCCACCGCCACCGCCACCGCCGCCACCGCTATCAATATCCATGCGCGAGCAATTCCGCGAGGCGCATGAACTGCTGAAGGTTGCAGGCGTTGCCGGGGTTCCGAAATGGAAGCTGATCCTGCGCGAGGTCTGCGCGTCGCACGGCGTCACAATGGATCAGCTAACGAGCCACAACCGCAGTAAAAAATTTATCGACGCACGGATGCTCGCTTATTACCGACTGCATAAAGAACTCGGCCTGTCGCTGCCCCAGATCGGGCGCTACATAGGTGATCGGGATCACTCAACTGTCTATTATGGGATTAAACGATATGAACTTAATTTACGACGGAGATGACTGTTTCATTGTTGCGGACGAGCAAGACAACCGCCTTGGTTGGATCAGCCTCAACAGATGGAAGGGCCAATGGCGTGCAAGCACGCACGACGGCCAGATTACTTACCACTACACGTCAACAGTAGCCGCACAGGCGGTGTTAGAAAGAGGATCAAATGTTAGAAGAACGCGAGAAGACCCACGGGCAGTATGCGAAGACCGCCGAGACAAGTCAGAAGATCAAACTAACGATGATGCTGTCCAAGAACTGGAACAGGCTTACCGAGCCGCAAGCAGAGGCCATTGAAATGATCGCGTCTAAACTGGCGCGCATCCTGAACGGTGACCCGTCGTTCCGCGACCACTGGGACGACATCGCCGGATATGCTCAACTGGCGAGCCTAGCCGCGCCGTCACCGATGGATGCGGTCGAGCGGGACATAGCCGCGCTGATCGCTGAAGATCCGCGGTCTGAACTGCCGCCAGCCGAGCCAATGCCGGATGTGGTGACGCGCAAGAAGATATGGTCGAAAAATGGCTGACCGGATCATGTACTGTTTAGCAGTGATTGTTTTCTGCACAGCTATTGCAATTGGATGGCCCCGATGATCATCGCAATAGTATCTTTAGCACTTGTCGGCATCATAGGAGCCGTGCTAGACCTCTAAGCGTTCCTCCCAGAACGCGTATTGGCGCCCGTCGGATGACCCCCCGACGGGCGCTTCTTATTTATACGATGTTAAATTTAGGTTGCGGCTTAGGTTCGATAAAGTCCCGCAGATCGGATTTAGACCAGTCGGTGTATTCAGGCGCGCAGAAGACGTGCTTTTTATTGCCATGTTTCGCGGACGCCAAGCGGCCCTTGTCAACCCACTTGCCTTCCTTCAGCGCGTGCAGCAGCGCGGACTGCGGGATTTTCATGCCGTTAGGCGCGTTAACCGATAGCGTATCGCACAGCACATGGAACGGCCCACCGATGACGCCGTTCGTAAACGCACCTTCGCGGTTTACGATCATGCGCATCAGATAGCTTTCCAAGAGGCTCATGCCGCTCTCGACCAAGTTGATCTTGAAGTCCGTCATGAACGGGGTAGCCGCCGGGTTGAACGCCGAGACGTCGCGGGTCTGCAACATATGCGCGACAGCGGCGAAGCCGCCGTCTTGGAAATACTTCCAAAGCCGCGTCGCGTCGTCCTCATTCATGCGCGGCGCGTGCGACCAGACACAGAACCACCGACGATCCTGCGACGGTAACGAGATCGGAACCGGATCATTCGAGAATGCCAGAACGAACATCCTGTTCAACATCATGTACGGATGCAAGCCCTTGCGGTTGATCGGCAGCATCTCAGGCGGCGCGGCTATCAAGGGCTTCAGCTTGTTCGCCAGTGCGCGGCGCTCTTTAGCGTCGGCTTCCTTCAACTCGTTGATGATCAGGACTTCGCTCTCAAGGTGGTAACCCCACGCGGACGAGATGCTATCATTGTCAACCAAGCCCCTATTCTTCAGACCTGGCCCACAGATGGCCCAGATGAAGGGCGCCCACATTGTGTCCTTGCCGCATCCCTCGTCGCCACCATGCAACACGGCGTGGTTGATCTTGATGGCGGGGTTCTGCACTTTGAACGCCATCATGTCGAGGATGTGCTGACGCTCGCGCTCGTCTGGGATCAGCGACGCTACATGGTCGAGCCAAGGTTGGGCGTCGCCTGGCGCGCTCTGAGGACGCGCATCGCGCCACCGATTGCCGTAAACGTCACCGTCACGCGCTACCAAAACGCTCTCGCCTGCGGCGTAGGTAATACCGACCAACACCTTGGCTTCCATCGCCTGACGGTTCTCGTCAAAGCAAACGGACGCCTCAATGCGACGCCCATTGTGGATCGACTTACAGGTAATGTGCCGGAACAGCGCGTTGAATGTGGATCGCGAGATCTCGCGCCGGTCTTGCAAATCGAAGAACGCCTCGTCCTCTTGAATGTAGGCGAACCGTTTGTACCAGTCTGCCTTCTCGACGCGGCCGAGTTCCTTGCGCTCTATCTCGGCGATGACCTCGGCAGCGGCATCTGGAAACGCCGCAGTCGGCGACAGTTTGGATAGCGCCTCGTTCATCGCCTTGGCAATGAGTTCCTCGCGCAGACCATGCTCGTGCTTAGGCCCGCCCTCTTCCGCTACCCAGCACAGGAAACGGCGTGAAGTCCAGTCACCGCAGTGACCGTGGAAACAGGTGTAGGCGCGGTTCAGCGGATGGTAGCGGCCCATTGCATTGCCGTCGCTGTGCTCTGCCGCGTTAGGGCAGACGACGCCGAACCAACCCTCGGCGTTGCCGTTCTCAATTACTTCGCCTCGGTCATACATCCACTTCAGCACGTCGTCCTGACCGTTATCGTCAAGCGTCAGCTTGCGGCGGGTGCTTGTGTCGGGGTCGTGCGGCGTAACGCCGAGCGCGTCGCAGATTTCTTTCAGGGTGAACATCCGCTCAGGCGTATGCTCTGCAAGATCCGATGCAAAGTTATCCCGACCGTCCTTCAGATTGATCGAACCCGGCAGACGGAAGTTACGCACCGGATTGATGGCGCCGGGGTCTGTGTAACCCGCCTCTGCAATGGCGATGATAGCCGCCGAGAACTCGCCCTTGGTCGGTTGCTCATCCAACTTGAACGTGTAACCCCACTGGTAGTTGCCCGGCGATGTCTCCATCTTCCACGTCGGCTCAAGCGGCGGCGTCTTGCTCTTCGTGCCGATGTCGTCAAGCACCATGAACGCTACATAGTCGCAGTAGGCCGCGCCTGCGTGAACCTTGCCATCGGTGAACCTGTCAATGACAAACGACGCGGTGTTGGCGTACCATGCGCCCTCGCCTCTGTACTTATCCGGCAGATAAGCGGGCCAGAAGTATTTGACCGACCCGTCTTTGTGCTTCTGTGATGTTGGTTTTTGTTTGACGACTAAGATCGTCTCGCCATCCGGCGCAGCCTTCATCAGGTGTTCTAGAAAATTCACTTGCCGTACCTCCCCATAATTTTTACTTCTGCCGCTAATGGCAGACCCCCCGCCCAATTCGGACAGGTCGTCATCACGCGCTTCAGTTCTGAAGCAACATCTTCCGGCCTGTCTGATTCAATTACTATCTCATCGTGGACGTGCAAGACCACATCGTCAAGTTGTCTGAGCGCGTACCTTAGCAGATCGTTTGCGATTGCCTGAGTAATATTTTCGCACGCCAAACCTTTCCACAACCGCGCACGCGGCCAATGCTTTGCGTCCTGCGCGGGCTTCCACGCCGACTTGGCGTAGCTGATGCCGTCCTCGTCAAACTTGGCATATGGATAGCACAGCACCCGCCCGCTCGGCAGCATATACCAGAGATGCCGACCGTCGTAGTGGTACACGATGCAGCCTATTTCTATATCTGTGTTCTTGTTTCGCAGCGCGGTCGTGTAGGCGTTCTCAAGCCCCTGCCAGTACGGCACAGCCCACCCGTTCGCCCTACGCCAGCCGTTCACCATGCGCTGCGCTTCGCTATCGGGCAAATACACGCCATACGCCCGACCCATCGCCGCGAACGCGCCGATACCACCGGCGAACCCGCAATTATGAACAATTAAAGGCCCGTTGTTCGACATCACCATAAACCGATTGCGCGGCCCCGCATGAGCAATGTCGTAAACAGGCTTCCAACTCATCGACGCGGCGCTGTAAGGTTTGGATAGATCGTTTGTTTCGGTTGTTGGCTTGGTGGGAAATAAAACGCAAATTGTTCGGTTCGTACCCCTTGTTAACGTCAACCCTGTCAAGTTCCAAATGCGGTATACCCCATCCATCAAGTGACATGATGTAACGTAAAAACGCTGCCTTATCGGTGTGCCAAGGTTGATATAGCGCGAGGCCGCGCCCGCCGTAGTTTGGATACCCACGGTCTTTTGGGTTATGGCAGCGGTTTTTACACGCCGATAATCGATTGAGAAGCCGCCTGCGGTGCGCGTCATTAGGGCACGCTTCTGCATACTTGAAAAAATCTTTTCTCCAATATCCCGCAGCTTTTTTAGCGCAAGAGTTACACCGCGTGGACGCGCCTTTTCGTAAATTTGCAAAACTAACGCGGTGCGGGCTTGCGCCGCAAGAACACTTAACTTGGATGTATGATACGCCGCCCGCACCCCCGTATTCAAAACCGACAACGGTAAGCTCTCCAAACCTGTCGTTAATGCTTGGCAAAGATATTTTTCGCTTAAAACGAGTTGCTGCGCCTCTTTCCACTTTTGTCCCACCAGAAACAAATGATCCGGCGTTACGTTTATGCCGGCCACATTTACAATCGGTTTCACACCTCTTTTGACTAACCCTTGATGCCGCACCCATTCTACACCGTCCCATAACATATCGTTAACTGTAACATCCACTATAGCCTTGCATCCGTTATGGGTCAACACTACCGTGTCTTCGGCTAAACAGGCTAATTCCTGCACCTTGCCGATCTGCCGTTGGTCAGCCGTGATGTCGGCAACGGGAACGCCAAACGTCGCCGAAGCGTTTACCTTGTACACATCCTCGCCACTGACGAACAATTCCAACTTGGCGTCACCCGCAGGGCTGTTCGACGCCCACGGTGTGACCCGCGCCTCAATCGACGCCCAGTCGGCAACGACGAAGGACTTGCCCGCCGCCGGTATCAGTGCAGGGCGTAGCATACCCTTCAGAACGTCTGTCACGCGCTTGCCGTAGTGCGGCACGATAGCGTGACCGCGCACCATTGCCTGGCGCACGTCTTCAGGTTCCTTGGCGCACTTGCGCGTGAAGTTATGCACCTGAGCGCCGTAGGACGACGCACGACCTGTAGCCGACCCACCGGCAAACACAAACGCGCCCCTGACGC